ACCGTTATCAGTGTTAATAATTGGAGAATCTTGTAAGTTTTCATCGCGATACCATTCTCGCCACACTAAGTTATATGCCCTCAGGAACAGTGCGGAGTGTTCGAGACCAGCTATTTTTGTTGGTAATCCCATGTAGTCATAAAGAGATTGTTCGCCGTAACCAGTAACGGCTGTAGAGGTCATTGTTGGGATTAAGTAGTTTGTAGTGTCGCCGGGATTTGTTTGTTCTCCATTGAATTTTTGCCAGTTATCCCATAGTAGTCTCATGGGAACTGAGAAATAATGTACGTCAAGATAGATATTATCCATGACTGGTTTTAATGGAGTTGATAGTCGACCGAAGAGTGAAGTAGATAAGTTGAAAGTGTCTCCCGGAAGAGCTTCGTCGAGAAAGATAGGAATAAGTTGTCCGGCATCAAGAGTTGTTTTGTAGCCGTGTGAACGATCGAATGTTGATCGTTGGATTTCAGGTTTTGCAACATGTGAGAAAACCTGTTGAGGAGTTACTGTAGATTTCATTTTCATTTCTTTTTTCCTTAAAAGATGGGACTTCCTGTCCCGTTATTGATTAATGTTTGAATTCTGCTGCGTTAGATAAGATTCTAGGTTTTGTGTGAGTAGCAATAGATGCAGATAGTTCATTAAATTCGCCGAGTTCGACTAGAGTAAAGTCGGCGGGGTATTTGTGAAAGTTAGATTGAATGTCAGAACATGCTGTCTCGAAGCTTCTAATTGCTTCGCCAGCTGATTTGAAATAGATAGGAGGAAGATAAGCTTCCGCTTTTGAGTCGTGTACTGAGAAAATTTTCATTTTGAGTTCTCCTTTGATTTGTGATGATAATCATCACGGGTTGATTTTAGTATTTTAGTATAGTGTGGGAGTTCCTTAAGGACACTTTTATTGGTGTCCCGGAACTCACAAGAAGAGAGATCGAGCTTCTGGTTGTCGATCGTGAATTTAGCTAAGATTTCGTGAGATGAGCGAGTTTTGAATTGTGTTAATCGTTTGTTTTCGTAATGTTCGTGTAGCGTTGGGTTTATAGTTTGTAATTTTTTAAAATAGTAACGCGGGAGCATTTCGTTAGAGTCGATTAGTTGTTGGTGATTTTTTTCGAAATAGTTATAGCCAATTGCGGGGCGTTTTGAAACATCCATACAGTCTGAAATTGTGATCATTTCGCCTGTGGTTGGATCGGGTAGAGTATGTTTTTTACCCTTAAGTGAGTAGCTTGCGATGTAGTAAGCAGTTTTTTCATTCGCAGTTCCTATTGAGTGGAAGCCTAGTGACCATAGTTTTTGTACGTCTTGAGATGTGAATAGTTGTTCGCCTTTTTTTGTTTGTTTGAGATATTTTTGATTTGGCGGGTTGTATCCGAATAGTATGACGTGGTGATGGGGTCTGAATGTTTGGCTTCCGTATTCATGGGAGACCATGTAGCGAATTTTTGATTTAGTGTATTTGCGCAAGCGTTTTATGAATTTTTGAAATTCAGTTTTGATTGAGTTAATCGGGGGCAGATTGTCTTCGTTATATGTGAGTGTGATAAACGAGTTTTCTTTGTGGCATGAGATCTCGTGACGCGCACGAGTAGCCCATTCGATTGAACGTTTTGAGATGCACTCCGTGCATTTCCCGCAAGGAAGTTTTAAATTTCCCTCGCGGGTGAATGAGATTCTGCCAAACTCGTTGAGTTCGGCGTTTTGTGGGAATAAGCACATTAGAGTCGGTATCCGCCACGACTTGGAGCGGGGGCGATGTTTCTTTTTTGTGTACGCATGCCTTTTTTGAAGACTTTGTTTGATTTGTGATGGGACATTTTTGAGCGTTTCATAATTTCTCCTGGTTTTATGTGTTTGCTGTGATGTTTGTTATGGCTTTCTTCACCATAAGCATTGATTAAGATAAGATTAAAGATTGATAGGATTAAAAGTTTTTTCATAAATTCTCCTGGTTTTATGTGTTTATTGTAATTGACACTCGTAGAGGTGTCAATGGGCATATAATATCAAGTAGTATATATGCCTTTTGAACCCTACCGGGGGTGGAAAAGAGGGAGATTACTCCCTCATTTCTACTGTTTAGAGACGATTGATCTATAGATAAAGACGAAAAATTCATGAGTCTTTAACGCTATCGCTAAGATTTTTGTCATGTGAATCACCTCCTATGATTCCAGTATCGGTTTTCTTTGTTGGTACTTGAGTTTCGCGCTTTACTATTAATCCGTGTTTTAGAAGCATGTCTGCATTATCTGGATTATGGACAAAGGATTCGAGATTTACGGGGTTGTTGTCCATAAGCTTACGTATGTCAGCGGGTAGTGAATTAAAGAGCTCTGTGGCGTTCCTAGCGATGCTGAACGCATCTTCTAGGTTGGGTATAGTCGTGTTGTCGATGTATTGTGGTTGACGTGAGGCAACGTGTCCGAATGTACCGGTTTTGGCGTATTGAGCCATGATGTTGTTAATATCGCATAAATTTTTATACGATTGATCGGTTAACTTCGGAGAAGAGCAATCGAGTTGTACTCTTTTTCTTAATTCGTGATGGTTTGTAATTTTCATTTTTATTTCCCTAGTGATGGTCTGACAATATCAGTACCTTTTTTAATTGTGTCCATAATATTTAATAAAGAGTTGTTTTTGTCTTGGAATTCTGAAGTTTTTCTGTCTCGTCTTGCAGCAGCAGAGCGAGCATTGAATTCTTCTTTGTCCATTCTAGCCTTTTCGCGATAATAGTCTGAAACAGTTTTTGTACCTGATGCGGCATCGATCATGTTTGGATTGATTTTAGCGTCAACAGTTTGATCTAAATCTTTTTGTGTGGTTTCAGCGATTCCGGCTTCAGCTTTTGTTTTACGAACAGCAGATTTAGTTAATTCATTGTTCATTTTTAGATTTTCTAAGTTTTGGTCAGCCATTTTGGCTTCAAGTGCTGTCATAACAGCCCTAGAGAAATCAGGTTTTTGATTTTGCATAGCTGCGGAGCTTCCTGAGGAAGCAGTTGCTCCAGAGGGTGATGAGTTAGAAGCACCCATAGCAAGCATGGGATTAAGACCAGCTTTTTTTAAGTCAGCCATGGTTCTTTGATGTTGAGTGTTTGACATTTCAGTTTGATAGTCGCGGTTTTTAACGGCTTCTGCACGATTAAATTCCATTTGTGAAAGTGCCATATCACGATTTGCGTTATTGGCATCCCTTACGCCCTCGGCATTTGATAGAGAAGAACTAGCAGATGTTCCAATAGATGCTCCGGTTAAAGCACCTTGTGGTCCTCCGGCTAGAGCTCCTAATGAGGCGCCTCCGGCTGCACCTAGAGCTGGTATAATATCAGATAAAAAGCCCATAGTTTTTTCCTTGTTAGAAGCCCCCTTACGGGGGCATTTGGTTTAGAAGTGGTCGATAAGTCCGGGAGTTGCATAGGTTGGCATTGGTCGCGCTGTTTTGAAATTGAAATAGCAATCTAAGATAAAAGCCGGTTCTGTTGGTACGGCAATGATTCTATCAATTGGTGGGTTTTCAACGATGAAAGCATCGTTAAGCGCAGGGAGTGCAGAGAATTCTTGTGATAAATGCCAGATGTCGAGGGAAGCGGTTGCATTAGAACGGAATAATCCAGTAACTTGAGAGGGTTTATAACGATATTCTGCATATCGTTCTTGGTATCCGAATACATCGTCATCGGCGTTGTTTCCTTGTGCATAAATTTCCTTGTTAAGAATAGCTTGTTCTCCTAAGTGAGATAATGATGGCCAATAGAAGTCAAATCTAGTTTGACGTGACCACATTTTATTTAAGCCTTGTTGGTAGTTGAGATCGGCGCGAATTGATATGAGACCGATTACGATTTCGTGTTCAGTAAAAGATTTTACGAATGAGTTTCCAGATGAAGCAACGGTTCCGATTGCAGCAAGGTTACCTTGAGGTGTTTGTCCAGATACTGTTGGTGCGGTTTGAGAAATTGCACTAACTGAAATGTTAGCTGTTGTGCCGCCTAAGTATTCTGGTCTTTGGAGTCGTGCGTCTGGAGATATTACTCCGAAGTGAGCGCGTATAACTTCAGTGTAGCGAGTTCCGCCTCTAGCGTCTTTTTCATACATTCTTTGTATTTGAAAAGCTTCGCGAAGTTGATTAATAGTAGCTGCGGTTGCTGTAGACAAGTCAGTGACTAGACCAGTGTCTGAGTTGTCCATTTTTCCGAATTTGATAGCGGAGTTAGTTCCGTTAGTTTCGTTAGCACGAATTTGGTTTGAGTTAGCGGAGTTCATCCATACAAGTGCGGTTTGATTTGTTCCGTCGTTTATATGTATTGCTGTACCATTACCGATTACAGGTGCGGTTGAACCAAGAGGGACGCTAACTGCGGTTCCTTTTTGTGCAAATGGGAGAGCAGACGTAAAGTAGTCTTTGCGTTTTCCACGAGGAAGAATAGTGTAATCGCTGACAGCATCAGGACCGTTATCAGTGTTAATAATTGGAGAATCTTGTAAGTTTTCATCGCGATACCATTCTCGCCACACTAAGTTATATGCCCTCAGGAACAGTGCGGAGTGTTCGAGACCAGCTATTTTTGTT